ATCTTTTTCAGTGCGTGTTGACGTGCCGGGCAGGTTAGCCCAAAAGTTTCGATTACGGCGTAGACGTCGATTTCTTGCAAGGTCGCATTGTGCGGCCCGGACCAGTTTGTTTTAGCTCCCTTGATCGGCCGAAAGTATTTGCGGCCGCTTGCGTTGTCGTCGGTCATGTTGGCACCTCGTTACGCTTGCAAGCCTCGACAACGTGCATGCTTTCGCCGCTGGTGCAGACGACATAACGCATCGTTCCGGGTTTGCAAAATGATGGGAGGCCGGTAAATCCAGAGCAATAAGCTCCTGTTACGCAGCAACAGCCGCGGCCGAATGCATCTGTTTCAAGTAACGTCGTCGGATACCAGTTTGATCGATTCGTCAGCCAAAGGTCGACAACGTCCTGCTCGCTGCCGTTGAAAATAAAATCGGTTTGCAAACGCTGCTCAAATTCGTCAGTCATGTTGGCACCTTGCGGAAAGTTACTGGGATTCGTTCGGCCATCGCTTTGGCCATCACGGGATGATCGGTTATCGATTCGGCTATTGACAACGTAATCGGTTCCGCTATCGGCCTATACTCTATCGCCGTTCGACGCTCCGGGCTGTCGCACTCGATCCTCACGACCGGATCGACCATCTTGCCGGCGACGCAAGTTTTCTCGCCTAGCCCGATCAGCGGCCGGCACGACTCGGGAGATAGCCGATCGCCGACGGTTAGGTAGGCTTTGAGAAAATTATGCCGTGCCCACTTTTCGGATTCGGCATCGTTGAACGACTCAAGGAAATTCGGCCAGCCGCCAAGGCTGCGGATCGTTGCGTTAATTCGCTGATCGCCGAAATCGATCCACTTGTACGGCCCAGCAGGAACCGCCCGCTGTACGTCGCTCCAGGCCTCTACGGCTTTCGTATCTTCGGCGACATTGACGCCAGCAAGCTCCCGCAGTTCTGCCGGTTTCGGCATTCGCGGTAATTCGCGGATCGCCCGAAGTACCGCCGTTTGCATCTGTTCCGGTGTCAGGTCAGCCAGGGCCAGGGAGTAAACCTGCAGCATCGCCTCTGTCGCTTCGACTTGGTGGGACTGCAGAAGCCCCATTAACAGCGTCGAAAATAGCTTTGAGCTGTCCAGATTCCTCGAATCGTCGAAAGACATCTTTGGTATTCTCCTCCCGAATTTGTGCAAACGTCTTTGGTTGCGACGGTTTACGCTCCGCCGCTGTTCGGTCGTTGTTCAACCAATCGGCCTGAAAGCCCTCCCATTGACGTTCTGCCGCGGTTCGAATCGCCTCATCTGCAGACATGCCAGCCTTGGCCGCTTCGCGTCGGATTCGCACCAGGACGGATTCCGTAACCGGCTTGCGTCGGCACGCCGTCCAGTCTCGCCAGTGGTGTTCGGCGATGTCTGCGGGTCGATCAATCGCAACCGATGGACGCCGTGTTCGCTTTTGAGAGACAGAGGCTAGCGGCTCTGCCGCGTATGTATTTTTAGGATCAGGATCAGGGCTAGGGTTAGGGCTAGGGATAGGATCAGGAACAGGACTAGGGTAGATGGTTCCCCCTGTTTGTCCCCCGATCGTACCCCCGTTTATCCCCTGATCGTATCCCTGTTTATCCCCCGATCGTACCCCCGATTGTCCCCCGATCGTACCCCCGTTTATCCCCTCGATTATCCCACGATCGTACCCCTCTTTATATCCCACTTTATACCCCTCTTTATATCCAGCCTTAGGGGATAGTGAGTCGATCGATTCTTCAATCGGCAAGTCGTCCATGTCGTCTAGGTCAGCAGGAACCGTGACCCAGTAGAGGCCAGCGGTTCGCTTGCCGCATCCTCGATACTGAAGCCAACCAGAGTCGATAGCTCGCTTCCTAGCTTTGTCAAACGTCTCCCATTTGGCGAAGCCAAGCGTCTCCATCAGTTGCGAGTTAAAGAACCGAACCGGCCCTCGGTATCGTGCCGCGTCTTCGGTGTGTAGCACGACGGCGACCAAGCAAAAAGCATCCCGCCCCATGTCCGCCGCCGCACTCGATTTGTGCATCTTGCGGAATGCTTTATGGGCAAAAAACTTATCGCGCTTTGGGTAGTCGATCTTAGGCGGATCGGTCATCACTTCACCAAAAAAACACCGCTGCCCGGATGCTTGACCGGCAATCGCAGAACGCGAATGAATCCGGGCAGCGGCTTGGTTTGTAGGCCGGTCAAGCCTATTTCGTACACTATAGCAATTTGTCAACCTGTTGACAACTAAAAAACATTACTCTACTTCGCGGAAGCTATCATGCTCCCAAGATGTATCGTCCACATCATCGAACGGCAGCATCGGGACGTTTTTCTTTTCCTCTTGCAATCGCAAGAAATTGCACCCGTGTTGCCAATATGATTCCTTCAATTCCACGCCCACAAACTTGCGGCCGCACCGAAGCGACCCTACGCCTTCGCTTCCGACGCCACCGAAAGGCGAAAACACCACGTCGCCGGGAAGCGTCCAGAGGTCAACCGCTCTTTCGATCAAGCCAAGCTGTAGCGGGCAGATATGCTTTTCGTCGTTTTCCGTTGTCGCTAGTTTGAAGTTTAGCACGTCGGTTTGGTTGACGTCCCACCAAACCGGTTCAGCGTATCGCCGCCAAATATCGATCGACGGATCTGCCGCGTTTTTCTTCCGTGAAAACGGCGATGGGTGTTTATCGTTTGAGCTTCCCGCTTCGCCGATGTACCGCAAAAATCCTTTTGTCCTCACGATAGGCTTGTCGCTCATCAAGCCGCTTCCTTCGCTGGGCGGCTTGCGAAAGACGATCAGATAATCCGCCATTCCTTGCCGCACTTGTGACGTATCACGCCTGACGGTCTTGTGGAGTAGTCCGTTATTGTTGGTCCGCTCCCGCTCTGTGACGGGGCATTTCCATATCGTTACCCGCGAATGAAAGACCCATCCAGCGGCCTCAAATTCCTGAATGCAAGCCCCAGGAAAGTCAATAAGTCCCGTCGTGCCGTAGACGTTCGCATATCGCGGCAAGTCCTTGCAATGGACCGCGCAAAGGCGGCCCGGAACCGTCAATCGATAAAGCTCTTTGATCGCAAAAGCGTAGTGGCGAAAGAACTCTTCATCGTTCGCAGCGTTGCCCATGTCGTTTTCCGAATCGCTGTAGATGTACAGCGAAGAAAACGGCGGCGAGTGAATGCAAAAGTCGATCGAGCTATCCGGCAAGTCCCGCATAAGCTCGACGCAATCGCCGTTGTAAAATGTCCAGTCCGTTCCGTGCTGCTCGTTCATGCAACCCATTTCATACACCTGCCTTTGATTTTAAGAAACTAGGAATCGTCGGAACCGCCGACGCCGATAAACCGACCCGCATCAACTCGGCTTGATTTCCCAAGCCAAACTGCCTCACAACTTCCGCCATCGACGCCTGCATCAAACCGTGATCGGCACCCTTTCGAGCGATGCTCTTTTCGATGTTCGCGTCTGCATCGCTGCCGATGATGTGAACCTTCACGGGCCGCGTTTGACCAAATCTCCAAGACCTTCGAACGGCCTGATAATACTCTTCAAACGAAAACGAAAGCGACGCGAATACTTGCGTATTGCAAAGCTGAAAGTTTAGCCCGACGCCAGCAATCGACGGCTTAGTCACAAGCACCGGAAACTGCCCTTCAGCAAAGCCCAAAAGTAGATCCTGCTTTTTCTTCTCCGGCATCGATCCGCGAACCTCAACAGCCCCGTCGACATGCTTCATCAACTCCGAAGATTCGTAATCGGTGTAGCACCAAACAATCGCCGGCCTCTCTGACTCACGGACAATCTCCGCAACTCGCTTAGCTCGTTCGGTGTTTGTCCGCCGCTTTTCTTCGTGGATGTTTGTCGCCGAAATCCCTTCGACGTCAAATAGAAAGCCATCGGCAACGCCATCATAGGCAACGCTCACAATGTGCCGCTCAACGGTCAGCGGTGGCAATATATAGCCGTCGTCACTTCCGCCAAGATCAGACGGACGCGACAAACAAACGGCCCACGAGGTTACCCATCGCCAAAAATCCTTTTGGGCGTGTTTTTTTAGCCGGTATCCGCCTGCTTTCATCGTGTCGTTAATGAACCACCGCGAAAGCATTTCGTTTGATGGCATGACTCCCAAAAAGTCGGCATGGTTGCCTAGCTCTTTGTGGTCGTTTGGTGCCGGCGTCGCGGTACACGCCAATCTGTAGGGCGTTTCGCGATAGGAGTCGATCAACTCCTGCTTGATCTTCCCGGTAAAATTTTTAAGGATTTGCGATTCGTCAAGCACGACACCCGACCAAATCGATGCGTCAAACTTGTGAAGCTTTTCGTAGTTGATCAGGTTAATCCCGTCGACAATTTCGGCCCGCTCATCGACCACAGCAATCGGCGTCTCGATGCCAAACTTTTCGGCCTCTCGTTTTGTTTGGGCTCGAATACCTACTGGCGTGTGAATGACCACCGGCCGCTGAGATC